GACACGGCCGAAGAGGTTGAGCGCATGACCTCCGAGATCCGGTCCCTCGAGATGCGGGCCCAGACGGCCGCCGAGTTTACGCCGGATGCCGAAGTCTCCCGCCAGGGCGGCGATGCCGAGCTGGTCCGGGTCGATGCCGGCGCTGACCGCAGCGAGTTCTCCGGCATGGCCGATGCCATGACCGAGGTGCGCTCGGCCATCGTGCAGGCGTTCCCGAATGTGGGCAGCTACATCCGGGCGGCCACCCGCGGGCCGGCCAACGGCCGCGAGGCTGAGGCGCTGAAGCAGGTGGACCTGATGACCCGCACGATTACCGGCTCCACCAACGGCGGCGAGTACCTGCTCCCGCTGACGCAGGTGCCGGAGATCTTCTCGGTCTCGAACCAGCAGCCTGGCCTGTTTCAGTACGCCCGCCGGTACAACGTGCCGGGCCGGTCGCTCCGCATCCCGTACCTCGTGCAGGATGAGGGCACCACGACCCTCAACCGTCCGATGGCCGGTAAGATCGCCAACGTGACGATCGTGGGCGAAGGCTCAACCAAGCCGACCCGCGAGCCGACGTTCGGCCAGCGGCTGCTGACGATGTACAAGTACGCGGCCATCACCCAGTTCGGCGACGAGCTCCTGGGCGACGACTTCACGGGCGAGCTGCCCAGCGAGGTCACCACGGCCGTGGGCGGGCAGATCGTGAACAAGATGAATGAAGACATCACGATCGACGGCACGGGCTCGAGCCAGCCGCTCGGGGCGCTGAACGATAACAACACGTCGCTCATCGCCGTCAACCGGGCGACGGCCGACACGTTCACCGCGGCGGATGCGTTCTCGATGTACCAGCAGCACACGCATGGCCCCAACTCGGTCTGGATGGTCTCCCGCCGGGTGCTGGCCAAGCTGTTCGCCCTCCAGACCACCAACAACACCATGGTGACCTGGATCGCGAACCTGCGCGACAAGCCGCAGATGCTGCTCCTCGGGCTGCCGGTCATCGTCACCGACCTGCTCCCGACGATCGGCACCAAGGGCGATGTGGCGCTGGTGAACGGCGACTTCTACGCCATGGGGCTCCGGCAGGTCCTGACGGTGGAGTCCTCGATCCACGTCGCGTTCGTGCAGGACGTCACGACCTACCGCTTCGTGGCGCGTGGCGGCGGTATCCCCCTCCCGACCTCGACCTACGCCTACAAGGTGGACGGCTCGGGGAACAAGGTGGACCCGCACTCGCCGTTCGTGGTCCTCGATGTCCCGGCCTCGTCCTGATCGGATGAGCCAGACGCAGGACGCCGGGGAGGCTTCGGTCTCCTCGGCGGCCCTGCCGTTGGGTCGACTGGAGGAGATGGTCGACGTGACGGCGGTGGCGCGGTGCATTGTGGACAACGTCCGACGGGCTCCTGGCGAACGGTTCCGCGTCCGAAAGGATCGGGCCGATGCCTTGGCAGCCGTTGGGCACGTTATGCCGGATGCGTTCTTCGAGCTGATGCATCCGACCGGGGCCGCGCTTTGGCGCGAGATGGCCGCCACGCGGCCCAGCCTGACCCCGCAGACGCTCGTGGTGGACGATCAGAAGGCCGCCCAGCTCTGGGCCGCGGCTGGCCGGATCCTTTCGCCGGAAGGTGTGCCGTCGCTCTATGCGCCCGCGACGCCGGCGCCGGATGCCATCCGCGTGCTGCAGCTCACCCATTATGATCCCGGCGCGGCGGCCTACCGCTACCATGCCGCGGCCAACACCGACCCCGGCGTGGTCTCGGCCTTCGCCCGCTGGGGCTACAGCAACCCGCACTGCCACCTCCGGCAGTGGGATGGCGACCTGCACCGGCAGACGGTGGAGTTTCTGGCGATGACGGCTGACGTCATCCACGTCCACATGGACTACCGGACGCTGCATCAGGATCTCAAGTACAGCCTCTGGCCGGATCAGCGGGTGGCCATCACCTATCACGGGTCGATGCTGCCGGATGATCCGCGGAAGACCTACGTCGACGAGGACGCGGACCGCCGCAACCGGGCCATCCAGTTCGGGGCTCGTCCGTACCACGGCCGGCACGGCATCACGCGGTATCTGCCGATCCCGGTGCCGGTGGACGACTACCTGCCGCTCGTGGCCAAGCCGGCGAGCGGCCCCTTTCGCATCGCGCACAGCCCGACCAAGCGGGCCATCAAGGGCACGAGCGTCCTCCTCGAGGCGGTCGAGGAATGCAAGGTGCTGGACGACGTCCGGTGCGAGGTCGTCCTCATTGAGAACATGGATCACGGCGAGGCGCTCCGGCGGAAGGCCACCTGCCACGCCACCTTTGACAGCTTCTGGCTCGGGATGCAGGGCTCCGGCCTCGAGGGCGCGGCCATGGGCCAGCCAGTCATTGCCGGCGATCCGCTCGCCGCAGACGAGGCGGCCCGCCTGAATGGCGACCTGATCCCGTGGACCTACGCCAACGACAAAGAGACGCTGCGCTACGTCATCCGGCGGCTGGCGCAAGACGCGATGTTTTACCGGGCCGAGGCGGTCCGGGTGCATGAGTATGTGCGCCGGCTGCATGATTATCGAGCCGTCGGCGCCCAGTACGCCACCTTCCTCCGCGAGGCTCTGGGCCGTGGCCCTGCCAACCCTCTCTGACCTCAAGGATTACCTCCGCATCGAGTCGTCGGCCGAGAACGCCCTCCTAACGGCGCTGCTCGGCCGGGCCAAGGCCATGCTCGAGCTCTGGACCGATACGCCCATTACGGCGACCAGCCAGTCGGCCATTGACCGGGCGGACGCGCTGGACCTGCCAGTCACCTCGCTCGTCTTCCCGCGCCGGCCGTGCGCCGTCACGGCGATCGTGGACAGCGACGGCATGGCCGTCTCGGCCGCGGACTACTGGGTCGACGGCCGCTCCGGCGTCATCTATGGCAAGGATGGGGTCACCTTCCCCTATGGCCCCTACACGATCACGGCCAACGTCGGGCTCTCGCTTCGGCAGGACTACGCCGCGCTCGAGCCGCTGCTCAATGAGGTCATCATCGACCTCGCCGCGGACCTGTACCAGCGCCGGACGCCGGGCGCCGCCTCCGAGACGGCTGCCGGCACCTCAATTACCTGGGACGCCAGCCGCGAGACCGTGGCCCGGTGCATGAAGACGCTGCGCCTCCTCAAGCTCGGGGTGGCCCAGTGACCGTGGCGCCGGGGCTCTTGGATCGCCGGCTGACCCTGTACGAGCGGCAGGAGGCCGGCGGCGGTGGCTTCGGCCGGCCGGTCTACGTCAAGACCGGGGAATGGTGGGGCCGTCTGGACGATACGGCGGACGCCCAAGAGATCCCGCTGGCCCCGCAGAGTCATCTCGAGAGCCGGACCGCGGCGGTCGCCACGGTCGCCGATTACGTCGAGGTGCCCAAGTTCGGGGCCCTCCGCGAGGGCGACGGGCCGCTGTACATGATCCGGGGCGTCTACCTGCAACGGGCCCTCCGATGCCAGCGGCTGACGCTCGAGCTCGTGGACCCGACCGAGTACGCCACCTTCGAGATCTACGAGGCCGTCGAGGTGAAAGACGGCTATCACCTCCTGACGGAGACCTGACGTGACCCGCATTCCGGAGGACATCCGCCAGGTGGTCAACCGCGACCAGCGCCGGCTGACCTGGGCGCCAAGCGATCAGGCAAGAGCCGAGGCATTGTGCGCTCGGTACGGCGGTATCTTGGAGCTCAGGCCAGTCGGGACGGCCGGGCTCGTGGTGCAGTGGACGGACCCGTCCGGGCAGGCGGTCGCCGCGGAAGGGACCGATCCGTCAGCGGTGCTGCAGCTGGTGGCCCAGAGCGTGGAGATGGGCGCCACGACCTACCTACACTGAGGACAACCCGATGGCGACCTACAACAAGTTTCAGGCCTTCGTCGAGGCCTTGGCCGAAAAGACGCACAACCTGGGCTCCGACACGCTCAAGGTGTACCTGACCAACGCCACGCCGGACGCCGCGGCCGATGCGGTCTTCGCGGACCTCGCCGAGATCACGCCGGGCAATGGCTACACGGCCGGCGGCAATGTGGCGACCCAGACCTCGAGCAGCCAGACGGGCGGCGTCTACAAGCTGGTGCTGGCGGATCCGGCGACCTGGACGGCCGCCGGTGGCAGCATTGGGCCGTTCCGGTATGCGGTGCTCTATAACAGCACGACGGCGAGCGGCAACCTGATCGGCTGGTGGGACTACGGCACCTCGATCACGCTCGGCGCTGGCGATACGTTCGCGGTCGATTTCGACCCGAGCACTGGCGTCCTCACGCTCCAGTAAGGGACTGACCGATGGCACTCCTCGCAGATCGCGTCAAGGAAACGACGACCACGACAGGCACGGGCACGGTCTCGCTGGCGGGTGCTCCGGCCGGATTCCAGTCCTTCAATACGGCGTTCGCCAACGGCTCGCTGGTCTACTACGTCATACAAGGCGGGGCCGAGTTCGAGATCGGGATTGGCACGACCGGCACCGGCACGCTGGCGCGGACGCAGGTCCTCCAGTCGTCCAACGCCGATGCGCTGGTCCCGTTCTCCGCGGGCGTCAAAGACGTCTTTTGCTCGTACGTCGCGGACCGGGCCGTCACGACGGTGGACGCGGCGACGCTGACGAACAAGACGATCGACGACTACACGAATAATATCGGGGCCAACTCCACGCATTTCCGGATCAAGGCGACCGGCACGATCAGCAAAGGCTCGGTCGTCAAGGCGACCGGCT